AAAATGAAAACCGAAGCACTTAAAAAAATAATCAAAGAAGCTGTTAGAGAGGCTATACAAGAGGAGCTAAAGGAAGTTTTACTAGAAGCAGTTAAAGCACCTAAAGCTGTAGTTACACAACCAGTACAAGAAAGTATTACATCACCAACTACACTCACTGTTACACAAACACCTAAAAAATCTTTAAAAGAACAAAGACAAGCATATATGGATATTCTAGGTGAAACAGGATTAAATCTAACTAGTAAAGATGCTCAAACTTTTAACCCAAAAGGTAACATAGACACAACTTCACCAAATGGAGCATTACCTGGGGGAGAAGTAGGAATGGACCAAATAATGGGATTAATGACAAGTAAATAATGGCATTTGACGCTCAACAAATATACCCCATTGACTTTAATAAAAGTGCTGCTGTAGGGATAGATATTCCTTTTAATGCACCTAGTGTATTTAGACCTAACTATACTACAAAAGCGGCTATTAAAAATAACTTAATTAACTATTTTTTAACAAACCCAGGAGAAAGACCATTAAATCCTGAATTTGGAGGTGGATTAAGAGCTTTTATATTTGAACAAATAACTGATAATAATTTAGATTTTTTAGAAGAACAAATATCATCTGATTTAAATAATTTTTTTCCAAATGTAAATGTAAATAATTTAGAAATATTAAAACAAGAAGATTTAAACACAATAACAGTATTATTATCTTATAATGTAATAAACACTAATATTAATGATACTTTAGAAATAGACTTTACATAATGGCAACAGTAGATAGAGATATAAAATATGTAAACAGAGACTTTTCAGATATTAGAGCTAAGTTAATAGAATTTTCTAAAACTTATTTCCCTAATACTTATAATGATTTTTCCCCAACATCACCAGGTATGATGTTTATGGAAATGTCAGCTTATGTAGGTGATGTAATGTCTTTTTATTTAGATAACCAACTTGGAGAAACATACACCCAATTAGCTAGACAAACAAATAATTTATATGAATTAGCTTATATGTTTGGTTACAAACCTAAAGCAACTGCTGCAGCACAAGCTGTAGTAGAACTATACCAACAAGTACCTTCTAAACTAGTAAGTGGAGAATATGTACCTGATATGGATTATGCTTTAACTATAGGGGAAAATAGTACTGTATCTTCTACTTTAAACACTGATGTAAGTTTTTTACTCCAAGATTCTTGTGATTTTGGAGCTTCTAGTTCTTTAGATCCTACAGAAGTTTCTATATATCAAATAGCAGGAACAGACCCACAATATTATTTACTTAAAAAAACCAGAAATGCTATTTCTGCTACGGTTAATACTGAAACTTTTACATTTGGATCCCCAGAACCTTTTCAAACTATTAACATTACAAGTGATAACATAATAAGAATTTTAGACATTACAGATTCAGATGGAAATGTTTGGAATGAGGTAGATTATTTAGGCCAAGAAATGGTTTATGATAGTATAAAAAATACTAATACAAACGATCCTAATAATGTGGCAGATGCTGGAGATGTACCTTATCTTTTACAACTTAAAAAGGTACAAAGAAGATATGCTACAAGATTAACATCAGAAACTAATTTACAAATCCAATTTGGATCAGGTAATCCTAATAATATAGATGAAATAATAACACCTAACCCAAATAATGTAGGTATAGGTTTACCTTTTGAACAAAATAAATTAACTACAGCTTATTCACCTACAAATTTCTTATTTACAAACACTTATGGTATTTCACCTTCAAGCACTACTTTAACCGTAAGATACTTAACTGGTGGTGGGGTTGGAGCAAATGTACCCTCAGGAGATTTAGCTACTCTAAATACATCTAATACTAAATTTAATTCAATTAATTTAGATACTACTACAGCTAATTATATATTTGGTACTATAGCTTCTACTAATCCTAATGCTGCAGATGGAGGTCAATCAGGAGATACCCCAGAAGAATTAAGACAAAAAACCTTAATGCAAATAGCATCCCAACAAAGATCTGTTACATTAGATGATTACATGGTTAGAGCTTTAAGCATGCCCCCTGATTATGGAACTGTAGCTAAAGCTTATATTGAAAAACCTCAATTAACTGATAATCAAGTATCTACAGTAGAAACTTTAAATTTATTTATTTTATCCCAAAATGGTAGTGGTCAATTTTCAACTTCTTCTAATACTTTAAAGAAAAATTTAAGAACATATCTTTCTCAAAATAGAATAATTGGGGATAGTATTGAAATAAGAGATGCTTTTATTATTAATATTGCTTTAGATTTTGAAATAATAGTATTACCTAACTATAATAATAGTGATGTTATATTAGCTTGTATCACTTCCTTACAAGAATATTTTGCAAGAGATGAATGGCAAATAAATGAACCTATTTTACTAAGAGATTTATATACTAGACTAGACAGAATTCAAGGAGTCCAAACAGTTAAAAATATTTTAATATCAAATAAAGCAGGATCTTCATCAGGATATTCTCAATATGCTTATGATATATCATCAGCAACACAAAATCAAGTAATATACCCAAGTTTAGACCCAAGTATATTTGAAATTAAATATCCAAATACAGACATTAAAGGTAGAGTAGTACCACTATAAAATTAAAACATGGCAATTTACAAATTATTCCCATATAAAGACGCTACACTATATTCATTTTACCCAAACATGAATACTGGTATAGACCCTATATTAGATATATCAAATTTAAATATAGCGGTAGATTCTAATCCTCAAGTAGCTAGATTTTTAACTGAATTTGTACAATCCGAAATTGAAGATGTTATTAATAATAAAATTAACGGTAAACAATGGGATGCTACTTTTAGATGTTTTATAGCAACAGCCCAAGGTGTAGTTGAAGCTACAGATGTTTCAGTACACCCTCTAGCCCAATATTGGTATAATGGTACAGGGACATATTTAGATGTACCTCAAACTACAGATGGATGTAATTGGTTATCACCAAATTTTAAAGATTCAGGAGTTAAATGGATTGAAAGTGGTTCTGATAGTACAAATCACTATATTACAGGTTCATTTAATCCAACATATGTAGCCCAAGGAGGAGGAGCATGGTATCACAGCGGTTCAGATGGTACTTTATATGCAGTTACACAATCATTTGATACAAGAAGTGAAAAAGATTTAAAAATTAATGCTAAAACTGTAGTTGAAAAATGGTATAGTGGATCATTTGAAAATAATGGTTTTATAACAAAATGGGAAAATTCAGTTGAATTTAACACTAATACACAAATACAACCTGTAATGCAATTTTATAGTGTTGATACTAATACCATATACCCCCCACAATTAGAATTTAAATGGAAAGATTATTCAAGTGTATTAACAGGATCAGCTACAGCTAGTATAGTAGATACTACAAACATAGTTACTTCATTAGCCGAAAACCCAGGCTTATTTACCCCACAAAGTATAAATAGATTTAGATTTAATTTAGCCCCAAAATACCCAGTTGCAACTTGGACTACGGCATCTCAATTTACAGGAGTAAATTATTTGCCAACTGCTTCATATTATGCTATAAAAGATTTGGATACCAACGAAACTGTTGTAGATTACGACACTACATTTACACAATTAAGTTCAGATAGTAAAGGTAATTATTTTGATGTTTATATGAATGGATTAGAACCCGAAAGATATTATAAGATTTGTGTTAAAACTACTATAAATGGTTCTACATTAGTATTAGATGATAATTATTATTTTAAAATAGTAAATGCATTATAATGGCCGAAAATATAGATTTAAATAAAAGTGTATTTAATAAAAGAGACTATAATAAAACTATAGATACTTCTTTTACCCAACTCGGTGTTAAATCAATCCAACAACAACTAGATGACCAGCCAACGGTACAAGAGTTTTTTAGTATGTATAATACTTTATTTTATCAAATAAATGAATTTGGTCCAACTGATTCCCATGAATATTTAATTAAAACTAGTAGTGAGTATATAAATTTTGAAGAAAATGATGAAATTATTCAAGCACTTCAAAATGAAATAGCTCAACTAAGAGAAGAACTTTTAGAAACCCAACAAATAGTAGCAGGAATAGAAAACCCACCTGAACTTTTAGATTCTACAACTTCAATTCCAACAACTATTAGTAGTGGAGGTGCAACTGGTGGTACAACAGGTGGATCAAGTGGGGGAGGATATTAATATAATATTAAATGGCAGATATAACAAAAATAGACCCAAATAATTTTGAATTACAGTTTTATGATTCTCAAGATACGAGTTTAATATCTTCTTTTGAAGTTGATTCTGTTTTAACTGGTTCTAGTTATATTGAATTTTTTGTATATGATTTAAATAATAATCTACTCTCAGAAAACCAAAATTATATACAATATACAGTTGAAAATGATGGTAAATCAGCAGCTACAGACCCCCCGGCTATATCTAAATTTGATATATCTCCTGATAATGATGTTTCAAGTGAAGGTTTTGATGAAGGTGAATTTGTAGCATATTATAATTTTTTATCTAAAAGAATAGGTGACTTTATTAATACTCTTTTTATATCTGAAATTTCTTCGGATAGAACAGAAATAAGATTAGATAGTACTAATTTATCTAATAATGCTATAGTAAATCAAACAAATGAATTTATAAACTACAGAGAAACCCAGGATTATTTTGTAGATTTTTATTTAAACTTTGGTTCTAATAATTTAATTATAGCTAATAATATTAAATTAGAAAATTCAACTACTGACAATCCTACAGTAGTAGTTAAATTATATGAAGCTTTACCCTTAAATTTTGATTTAAAAGATTTTCTTTGGATTGTTACTACTTTAAATGAACCTGAAGCATTTCAAGTAACATACCCAATAGAACCAATTACATTTACAGATTCTACTCCTTTACAAGGCCCTAATTTTAATATTCCATTAAAAGGTCAAGTTAATAACTCATCTCAAAATTTATCCTATACAGATATTATATCTAGTGCTTCTACAAGCTCACAAAATCAAATAAATAGTTTACTAGAAGAATCTTCTATTGATATTAGTGTAGATTATACAGATTTTAAAGATTTTATCCATTTTAGTTCTGCTCAAACACGTATAGAAAATTTTAATTATAAAGTAGGTTTACTTGAATCCTATTCGAGTTCTATATCTAATCTATCTTCTGTAACTAGTTCTAATACTAGTCGACTTATATTTGAAAATAAAATTTCAGAATGCATTAAAAACTTTGATAAGTTTGAATATTTCATGTATTATAACAGTGGTTCTAGTTTTTCATGGCCTAAAACAACTTCTTCACCCCCATATGAATTAGCTAAAACTGATAGTACAACAATTTTAACATGGTATGGTAGTGTAGATGAGTCTAATTCAAATTATGGAGGAAGATTACTTTCAGCTTCTAACTACGATAATGAAAATAAAGATTTACTATTAAAATCTATCCCAGAATATTTAAGAGAAGACACGGCAAATAAACCCTATGAATTGTTTATTGATATGGTTGCTCAATATTTTGATAATGTTTGGTTATATACTAAAGATATTACTCAAAAATATAACGCAGATAATAGATTAGATTTTGGAGTATCCAAAGAATTAGTTTCAAGGGCCATACAAGATTTTGGGGTTAAATTATATCAAAATAACTTTTCAAATAAAGATTTATACACAGCATTTTTAGGTATTACACCTAGTGGTTCATTATTCCCATTCCCCGAAATTACTTCAACTACCCCAGTTCCAACTGGATTTGAATTTGTAGATACATTAATAACAGCAACTAATGATATTATATCAATGGATGATGTTAATAAATCCTTATATAAAAGAATATATCATAACATTCCATATTTGCTCAAATCAAAAGGAACAATAGCTGGATTACGAGCACTTATAACTTCATATGGTATACCTGATACTATACTAAAAATATCTGAATTTGGTGGTAAAGATAAAGTCAATGCTAATGACTATGATTTATATTTTAATGATTTTAATCAAAATTTCCATGCAGATGGAACTAGTTATATTTCAACTCAATGGGCTTTAAACTCAGCTTGGGAATCAAACTTCCCAAATTCAGTTCAATTTAGATTTAAACCAGAAAATTATCCCCCAACAGCAGGAAGTCAATCAATATTCTTTTTAGAAGAATATGGTAATGCTGGGTATGGTATGAGTTTAGTTTTAGAAACTACAGGTTCGGGTTTAACTAGTGGTTCTTATAGTGGTTCAATAAAAGATCCATATCACCAATATGCTAATTTAAAATTTTACCCTGATTATAATGATGCAAGTAAATACGCACAAGCCTATTTACCATTTTTTGATGGAGGATTTTGGTCTGTAATGATAACAAGTGCCAGTGCTGGGTTTGAATTATCTACTGGAAATAAAATTTATAATGGAAATGATGGTACTTCTGTAGGATATTTTACTTCATCTATTGTAGCAGGAGGAGATGTAGCCTGGAGTCAACAAGGTGCATATTTTGCTCAACAATCATCTAATGATGACACAGGAGAAACATTCCCAAGGTTTTCGGGTTCTTTACAAGAAATAAGATATTATACTACTAAATTAAGCGAAAGTGTATTTAAGGATTATATAATGAACCCATTATCAATAGAGGGCAATGGTATTAATTCTACACCTAACCAATTAGCATTTAGAGTTCCACTAAAAAGTGAATTAGATATAACAAATTCTTCATATACAGGTTCTTCTATTCATCCTAAAATTACTGGATCCTGGAATGCTACTACTTCATCCTTTAGTAGTAATAGTATTTGGACTATTAACCCAAATTCCCAAGGCTTAAAATACCTTCCTAATACTGAAACATTCTTTTTAGACCAACCCGCAGTTGGTATTAAAAATAGAATTACAGATAAAATAAGATTTGAAAATAACGTTGTACCTTCTGGAGACACATTATCACCTTACAGAAGAGTAGCACAAACTACAGAAGCTAGTGCTTCATTTACAGAAAATATAAATTATTTAGAAGTAGCATTTTCACCACAAAACCAAATTAATGATGATATTATAGGACAATTAGGTCATTTTAATATTGGAGATTATATAGGTGATCCAAGACAAAGATTTTCTGGGAGTTTATACCCAGAATTAAATACTTTAAGTGAGGATTATTTTAAAAAATATTTAAAACAATACGATTTAGTAGATTTTGTAAGGTTAATAAAATTCTTTGACAATTCATTATTTAAAATGATAAAAGATTTTATACCTGCAAGAACAAGTTTAGCCTCAGGTTTAGTAATAAAACAGCACTTATTAGAAAGAAATAAATACCCACAACCCACAGCTCATAGAGAAGATTTAGTTTTAACTGGCTCAATTAACATAGCGGCTATTTCAGGTGGAGCTGGTGGTATGTTAAATATTTTTAATGGATTATCAACTTCACCTGTAGGTACATCTGGCTTAGGACCAGATAATAGATTTGGTATAACACAAAGTTGGTCAGAAACAAATTCATCATTTTCAGGTTCTATAACTAGAACAGTTTCATCCCAAGAAGAGTTTTATACTGGAGAATTTAGTGGTTCTACTTTAATAGTATCTAATGGAGAATTAAATGCTGCAGCTCAAGAATTTAAAGAAATAAATCCTAAAGGAGCATCATATGGAATCAGAGCCTATAATTCGGATGATTATAGTTTTTCAAATTTTATAAATGTATCAAATAACCCAACTAATGGTTTTATTCAAACATGGTTCCAAGATGATTCGGCAACTCCATTACCACCACCAAACCCAACTTTTTAAAAAATGGCAGGAAGTATACAATATATTAAAATATCAAAAATAGATAAAACTGGGGTAGATTTAACTACACAATTAGAATCAATAAATACTTTAGTTTTACC